ATGTTTTAACTCGTTGTATTTTGTCATTCATCCTGAAAAAAAGACCCATTAGGGATAATCTTACTTCTTCTTTAGTTTGTAATTGCGTTCCAACTGAAATGTTACCTGGACCATAATCGTGTTGTTTGTGTAAGAACAATTCATATTGTTCTCGTTGAATCTTCTTGAACTCTTTGGTCATTTGTGGCCATTCTTCTTCCATTTGTTTTACAACTGAATTATTTGAACGTTCACTTGAACTAAGCCTTGAATCACCTTCACCATCATTTCCATATATTACTTTTTTCTTACTATCTTTAAGAAATGTAGTCATTTTTTATCTCCTATGTTACTTTATCTACTATACCATACTCTAACGCATCTTTTGCAGTTAGATATGTATCTTGTTTGGAAATATCTTCCCAAAATTCTTTATCTTTCTTTGTAACTTCCCCAAGAATTTTACAAATACTTTTCTGTAAAAGTTTTAGGTGGTCAGCTCCCTTAACAACATCAGAAGTTTTACCATGTTCAAATGCTGACCCTTCGTGTATCATTACGGTTGAATGTTTACTCATTGACCGTACGCCTGTTCCACATGATAATATCACAGCAGCAGCTGACATTGCTGCTCCAAAACAATGTGTATTAACTTTAACTGGTAAAGAACGAAAATAATCTATCGTTCCTAACATCGAATACACATCACCCCCATATGACGAAATAATCAAATTTAAATCTTGACTTTCATTATGTCTTGATAAATTATCAAATCGAGTCATTACTGAATATAACTGGTCTATATCTATATCATAAGTTAAATACATAGTATTTGTACCTAAATTAATACCCCATTCTAATTGCTTGAATAGTATTTGTGTTTCTGTATCTATTCCTTCCATATTTGCATAATTTACCTTTAATAACTTTTCCATATCTCGTTGTTCAGACATATTTTCTCCTATTTTTTAAAAACGAATATTGGTTCATATTTATATCCATCTCCCATAACAGCCGAAAGTGTTAGTTGTAATGTATCTTCATGTACAAATCCGACTTCTTTTGCTTTTTCTATAGTAGATTCTTCTATAAATTTATATTTTGGTGTATTTGATATATTAATTAACATATAACAATCTTTTTTTAATCCATAATAACAATTTTTCATAGTCTTTTTAAGAAAACCATTTACCCACTCGTCTTGAGTAGGATACTTTATATAACTTTGAGTTAGTTCATCTGAGTACTTTTCAGTATCAAAATATGGTGGTGAAGTAAAACATAAATCGAGAGATTCTTTTTCAGGTACAAAATCTTCACTACCTTGTTTATAAATATCAACTTTCTTATCAAAATAAGAAAAATCTTCGCTCATTTGTAACAAACCCTTATAAGTCCTGGTGGAAGGTTCAGTTCCAATATAATGTTTAGTATTTGATGATGCAAGAAATCCCAATAACCTTCCTCCCCAACCACACGACATATCACGAATTACTGGACCACCATATTTTTCATAAATAAGTTTAGCTGCTGTTGGGCGAAAGTTGGATACTGATTGAGTGCCTGTGTAAATCTTAATAGACTGTCTAAGCCTGTTTTCATGAAATTTATGGGGTTTATACTCAGGATCATCACCACCCCAATGTTTAAGTTCCCACTTCCAACACTTTTTAATAGTAGATTTAAATCCCTTATCATCCTTAAAAGTTTCCATTGGTGATTTCATAGAATTACCACATTTAATTTCCCAAAAAAATGGAAAATATGACCATGCTAATCTTAAAGCATGCATAGTTTGTATAATCTGCTTTCCTTCAAATATTGTAGAAACATCAAACTTTTGTAATTTTTTCATATGTTTGTGTTTCTCATCTTTACGAATCTTATAATGTGGAAAACCATGTCTGCGATAATAATTAAATATAACCTCTACACCATAATCAATATCTATGATATCTATATTATTTACAACTCTATCAAATTCCAAATCATCTTCATCATAATCTACAAATTTACCAAGAGTTTCATAGTTTACTCTTGTCATTAGGGTAGATTTAGTTTCTTGATTTCCTTTGGGTCTGATCCATATTTCCGAAGTATACTTTTTAAATTAGCCTTACCTTGTTCGGTAGCATAAAATATTTCTGCATAATCTTGTGCCTCTGTAAGACTTGATTCATAATATTTTGATACTACTTCTAATACCCATTTTGGATGTTTCATATCCTTTTTTCCTTTAACATATTTTAACCATTGTTTACCTTTTGGAAGTACATCGGAGTACAACCTATATAAATCTTTAGGTCTTAAATTATATTTTTGAATTTCATTTACCATATCAATCCATTCCATTTTCATAGACAAAAATCTATGAGTCATATAATTTGACCATCTTTTTTGTTCAGTATTATTTAAAGTATCCCAATAACCTACTGTTTGTTTTTCAGTAATATGTTTTAAATGATCAAATAACTTTTTCATTTTTTATTTTCTTCCACCCATACTGTTCTCTTATATATTGTCTAACAAGTTCTCCTAACTGCATATCATTAGGATTCTCATCAACTAATTTTATAATAACTTTCATTCGCCAACTCGGTTTCATATTAAACTACTCCACTTTTTAAGTTTTTCTTTTTTAACTTTGGCTCGTTCTTCTATTTCATCAAAACTAATAAGATCATAAGAATGTAACAACTCTATCATACATATAACATCACCTACTTCCTCAGTTAATCTTTCATTACCATAATAATCTTTTTTTCTGATACTTTTGGAACACTCCTGTATTAACTCACCACATTCTTCCATTGTAATTATTAATAATTCTTGTAATTTATCCATTATTATTTATTCATTCCTTTACTAACTCGTGAACTTTTCTACCATTAATTACATAGTGTCCATCAAGACAAGCCATACAAGGTTTATCTATATTCTAATCTTTATCTCTCTAAATCTGGTCGTGAAAATGAATCCTTTTCAGATTTATTTATTTCTTCTACATCTATCCCTGTTCCACTTAACATTGTTTTTGGAACTTGTCCACAATCTCCACAACTATAAACATCAATTGGAATTATTGCTTCTTGTCCTGTAGGTGAAAGTAAAGCTGAAAGTCGTTTTATAATAGTCGAACTGATAAATAAAGCATTACCACAATACTCACATTTTACAGTTTCTGCTTTAGTTATATCAACTTTTACTTGTTGGCTAGGTAACGGTTTTTGTGCTTTCATATTCATTTATTTCCTCCATTGTTACTATTGATACTCCATTTTTTTGTATAACAATATTTGCACATTTTTGTGCAAATTTAATTGCTTCATATATGTTATTTGTATCTAAATAACCACGAACTAATCCTACAATAAATGTATCTCCTGCTCCACTTATCTCTCTAACAGGCACTTTTTTAACTGGATATTCTAAACCTTTATATCTACAACCATTACTCCCCAAAGTAACAATAAGTTTTTCTTCAAATCCATTTTCTGATAGTACCTCGTGGTTCTTCAAATATTCTAATTCATTTATTTTAATATAATCTGCATCTTTAATCCATTCACCAAGTTTCTTTTTGGTATCTACAAATACATTCTCATTATTCTCACAAATATATTGTATATCTTCTTCTTCTAAAAATCCTTTACAATAATCCGAAATAATAATTGCATCATAATGAAATTCTCTTTGTGACTCAAATCCAAATGGTGGTTGTTTAAATCTATTCTTTACAAGACCACTCAACAAATTATTATCAATTCTATCACAATAATCATGTTCATCAACTCTTAAAACCATCTGACCTGAACGATTATCTACATATCGTTTTTTTATAATTGAATTTTTATTTGTTACGGTGTGAATAACCATATCCAATGATTCCACATTACTGGAAACATTTTTCGCCATACCACTATTTGACTTTTCGTGTGTTGGTTTAAAAACTGGGATTGGTGCTTCTGGACTTATTCTTTCTATATCACCATAAATAAAAACATCTTCACAACTATCCCCTATAACTAATACTTTCATATTTAAATCCTTCACTTTATAACCTTTAATACATTTATAATTGTTGCCATAAAATTTATTTCTTTATCTGGAACTAATACATCATTTCTTTGTCCTTCTGCTAATATCAAAATTACTGTTGATATATGTCCTTTTGCATACTCATCAACTGAATCAAATAATAATCTAAAACAATCCGCATAATCTTTAATCTTACTATCTGATAATAACATTCTAATATTACCAAATGCATTTTTCTTATCCTGAGTTTTTAAAATTTCTAACAACTTCAACTTATAATCATTTTCAATAATACTTCGTTTATCAACCACAAGTTTTCCATTTATAGATTGTCTTTGAATTGAATTTATTGTCCGTCTAATATCAGGATATCCACTATTAACATTCAATACTATATCATCAAGTGAATACTCAATTTTTTCAGCATCTAATATATCTTGAATTTTAAGAGCTACTTCTTTTTTAGATGGTGGAATTATCTGAAACGATTGACACCGAGATTGAATTGGATCAATAATTCTTTCTGAATAATTACAAGTTAAAATAAATCTAGAATGTTTTGCAAATGTTTCCATTAAATTACGAAGTGCAGCTTGTCCTTCTGGTGTTACAAAATCTGCTTCATCAAGAATAACCACCTTTAAATCCTTAAAACCAATTGTAGAAGTAAAATTCTTTATCTTATTTCTTACCTTATCTACACCACCCTCATCACTAGCATTAATATAAAGATAGTCACATTCAATACTATTAGATAATATTTTAGCTAAAGTTGTTTTACCTGTTCCAGCTGGTCCATATAACAATAAATGTGGAATATCACCATCTTTAAGATAAATTTCAACCTTACTTTTTAAATGTTCATTTCCTATATAAGTATCTAACGAAGTTGGTCTATATTTTTCTGCCCAAATTGTGTGTTCTTTATTCATAACTTTTTCCATATCCAAATAGGCTCACAAAAAACTTTATCCTTAGTTTCCTCTGATTTTTTAAGAGCTTCTTCTGTATAAGAGTCAGATTTAGCCGTTCCTGCTCCACCACTATTTGGCCTCTTAGCAAGTTCCATTCCTATACAACCTTTATATTTACTATCAGTAAAACCTGAGATAAAATCATTCATTGGATTACAAATTTCTAACCAACCACGATCAGTTGACCATTTTGAATTTGTATATACATCTGATATATTTACTAATAAATATCCACCAGATTTCACAGAACACCATAAATTTTTAATAGTTTTTTGTAAAAAATCTCTATTCCAATCATCAATATCTTTATATCTAACCCAACTTTGTGTATCATCATAACTATATCTTTCTACACTAAAATATGGTGGTGAAGTAAATACAGTATCAAAAATATCTTCATAACTTT